TAAACACCTACATGGTGACCTGTCAAAGGCTTTTTTGCGGTGCGTTGGCCAAAATACCTGCGCACGTCAATCTCACCGCCATACACACGCCAATAACGGTGGCGGCTGTCATTGTCCCACCATGCATACATCCAGTTGCCGCCGACAGACCACCCGCCACCCAGATAAAACTCAAGACCGATATTCGGGACTAAAAGGGCATCATAGAGCAGGTTCGTCTTAAGCCCCATATAAAAAGGTTTGGAGAGGTTTGGGACCAAAGCACCCAACATTACCGTGTCGCAAATAGCGACAGTCCTTTCGACAGTATCACGCAAGACTGGACTGGCAGACGGAATCATTGAGACAGTCGTATCTGCTGCCAACTCTCCTGCTTGCGCTCCCTCTTTTTGTATCTCCTTTACCTCTGCTGAGACAATATTTTTCTCTTCTTGCGATAACTTTACCGGAACCGTTTTCAATTCGCACCGAACCACAGTGCTATTACGCAAAGATGGGAAGAAATGTTCAGACATATAATGCCATACCCGACCAGCATGGAGATTCATAAGTCGCCGTTTACGTGAATCAACCACGACACCTCCACGGATAACCCATTCAGGGGTGTTCCGAATTATACGAAGTGCCTCTTCCCGATACGGCATTTCCGAGTCCTCGACCAGGGAATCCAATCCATGCCAGTCCTGTCCCAAGGAAACAAGACTGAAAATCGAATCGGGCAACGAAAGCCGTTGCTGAATATAGGAACGCAAGGATTCACACCTCCGGTCCGAAAGAGACTTATTCAGCTTTGTACCGCCTTCCGGTGATGCTCCGGCCTCTATGACAACACGGAATATATTTTTTTTCTCACGCATCTCCCCAATGTAAGACAAAAGCGAATCCAAAGAGGGCTTGTTGTCTTTGTAAGACAAATCAACGGTGGAACGCCCAACCGGGAAGTAAACTCTATACACGACATCCCCTGCAAAGACAGAAATGCCCAACAAGTGGAACAAAATGAAAAACAGGAAAAATATCCAAGCTTTAGTTTTCATTATATAATTATTAAAATCTGATTTCAGAACACACTCTTTTTTTAAGAAAAAAACAACATGTAGGCACGCCGAAAAGGTGATTTTTCTTTCACTCTCCATGACAGAGAGTGAAAAATATAAAGAAATAGGGCTTAAAAGGAATACAAAGGCTCTTATACGGCCTATCCTTGCAGAATTTGTTTTATAAAAAATATTTATGATCATGAATTTGCAGATATACAGTGATATAACCTTAATATATTTTATATAATTACAGAAACTATGGGAATATTGTATCTGAAAGAACACGCAACCTGTTATAATTACATGAGTTGTGTTCGGGAAGGGTTTTTATACCATCAATTCCAGCCCGGGGAATTAAATGAAGAAACCAACGAAGCTGACTGCATCTTCTTCATCCTGGAAGGCGAACTGGAAACGTTGGCATCTTGCAAATTAGTCCATTTATCCTGTCCGATAATCATAGATAAACACTCTCAGTTTTTGAAATACCCTTATTGCTGAGTCTATCACCTATATTCGTGGCAATCCAAAGAACCTTTTGATCTGCAACATCTTGTGCCGGAGTAAAAGATGTTATTTCCTATGCAATATTGGTGATATTCACTGTAGTACCAGTAAGAGTTTGAAGGGCATAAACATAAAAATTAAGTCGGTAACACGGCCAATAATTAAGTTGAAGCAGCAGTCTAAGTTGAGACATTATCAACAGAGATAACTGCTAGCTTTGTGGAATAATTGGCAGAGTTGCCAATGGCTGTCACATTGAATGCTTGTAAATTCTACAGGTTTGTTACATTGTCAATGGTATCGACAGCACGGGATACCAAAGTTTTATTTAGGAATACTCGGAAAGAAATACCGGAACCTTTGTTGATATCAACGACATCATCGTTAGAACAAAACTCCAAATAATAATTCTTCATAAACAGCCTTTTCAGTCTATTCTGTGACTGTATTCTTATCACATTCACGGCGTTGCTTTAAGAGCGATTTCACGTGTTCCAAGTAATCATTTTCTGATCTGGATGTATTCCGAATATTTAATCTCCACATGCGGATTGTCGCTTGATATGGTTTGTCGTATTGCTTTAATCCGTTTCCAAAGCCACCAGCCCTTGTATTCTACCCACACAGCTTGATGGAAAGTCACTGGGATTTTAATGTCGCCTCTGAGATGATCGCCCTCAATCAGAGCTGTCAGTTTTATATGCGGTGTCACCATTTCCACTTTTTGTTTAGTCAGGGATATGGAATCATGGATGATGAGTGTATCCTGGATTACGGCATCAACCGGCACCTTGACCTCTATTTTATGTCGTGCCGCCACTTCGAGCTTCTTGACTTTGATTCCAAGCCTCCTGATGATTTCAGCATCTTTGGCTCGGAATTCTTTGTATTCGTCCACAGTAAGTCGCAATACTTTTGTTTCAAGGGCCATCGTTGCGGAATCGATCTGCATCCGCTTCACACCGGAGAGCAGCGCGGTATTGTTCATCCGGAAACGGTCGCGCTCTTCTGTGAGATACAATGCATGTCTGTGCTGCAACCAGACAATTCCTCCGAGCAGGAAGAGGATGGTTGACAATATTCCATTTAATTTATTCATAAGATATGGATTTTTCGGGAATGAACCACAGGAATTCATCCAGATAACTTTCTTCCAATAACACAAGGCTGCCCCGGTTCGTTTCCCGGTTCTGTGAGAGGTCTTCCACGACCACTCCACGGTGGCCGATCAGTTCGTCCAATCCCATTTGTGAGAGTTCGGGCGAGGCGATGATAGTAATGTATGCGTTCTTAATCATGACAGGTTATGTTCCTATAGTCCTATTTGTGCGGTCCCTGGCATTTGAGGAGTTCACGAATGTCCGCACGAATTTCGTGCAGATCATTCTGAACGCTGTTGAGCTGCATCATGGTGGCCTCAAAAACAGACTTGTCCAGTTTCATGGCGTCAATGCGGTCATACTGGTTTTTGATTTCAGTCTCCATACCGGCACATTTCGTTTCCAACCTGGCAATCTGCGCCGTGTTGTTGATATGTTGTATGTACAGTGTCAGTGAAAACGATAGTACTACTACAATAATCTTGAAGTACTTTATTACAAATTCCTTGAATTGTTCCATATAATTATTCCATTAAAAGAGTGTATGCGTCCTTGATAGCCCTGAGCAGGAGTTCTGCCGCCGCACTGTCCCAAAATCCATAGACAATCAATGCGACCATGATTGCCAGATAAGTCCACCAGGCTATCTCCTGTTTGTCAATCTTATGCTTCCCTCTGGTCATCTTCTGTCGTTTTTTGGGGTACAATTACATTAAAAATCACATTGCCGTCATTACCTTCAATGCGCAAGCGGTTCTCTTCCTTGTGCCTGATGGGGAAAATCTCCATTAGCGCCTTGGCGGCATTGACCGACACGGCCCTAAGTCCCGCAGGAGAGAGAGGGACTCCGAAACGGTCCGTATAGTCCGAAGTGGCCGCCTCGTCCATAACGGCTTTGAGGGTTTCGGTCACTTGCAGTTTCACGGCCATTGTTTCCATTTCAAAGCGTTCCGAAGACAGCAATGTCCTGATGTGTGCCAATACATGGGGCTTGTTCATCAGGTAGTTGGCGGAAGCATTAGGATTCTTTACCGCATTCTCCCCAAACACTTCCACGAAACATTTCTTCGGTCGTCCCGCATATTCCAGGCCGCCATTCACATAGAGGTTGCAAAATTGCAGTTCCTGTTCTGTAAGCGGTTTTCCTTCCGGTTTATCCGGCATGTCCATTATCTTGTCTGATTTCATTTCCTTCTTTTTCTTTTTCTGAAAGAGTAGCGGGTTTTCAGTGATGAGGTTTTACAAAATCCGCTTTCTCATTAATTAATTGTTCCATCAGTGCTTCATAAAACACTTGTGCCAGCGCGTCGGCACATGCCTCGGCATCCGCCAGTGAATTTATAATTCGCAAATTGAACTTAATTTCAAGGTCATAGCCCGATATAAACGCCATAAGTTCATTGCCGTCATAGCCTAATGCCCCATATGTCATACGGTCTGCAGTATGAAACGTGATGGTTTCCGGAATCGGGTCCTGCTGAATGTCTTCCGCATCTTTTTTATTGATATCCGTCATCATATTTTAAAGTGTTTACGGGTTTTCTCTTTTGTCTGTATTGTGATTGTTTCGCCTCCCGCATGACGTAACCGGGAGGTATAGATACCAAGTATGTCAAGTGTGGCCGTTACATCGGCAGCCGCATCATGTGCATCATTCAATTCCACTCCCAATCGGGAGGCGATCAGCTCCAATTTGTAAGAAGCCATTTCCGGATCGGCTGAAAAAGCCAGCCTCCCCATTGTAAGCGTGTCGATATAGTAGGGCTGGAAATTACCGTAATAGTCCTTCGTTCCGGCAAAAGTCTGTTCAAACTTGGCAACCAGCCCGGCATAGTTCATCAATTGTTGTAAGAAACCGATATCAAAAGTGACATTCTGTCCGATCAGTATGGGTTTACACTGGTTGCCTTTCGACAAGGTGCTACGTTTGGCGAAGGCGATGATTTCTCCGGCCGCCGTCTTCATATCCACCCCTTGTGTGCGTAACATTTCCATAGTGATGGCGGAATAGTCCAATGCCGTCTGCTCATATTTCATAGAGACAAACCCGGCCTCTTTCGCCTGTTCGTGACGGGTTCGTAACACTTTGCGACGGGGCACTCCGGCATCCGCCTTGCCATAGGGGGCGATATATGCCTGGCAATGGTCGAACACCTGCCAGGTGTCGAAGCGGACGGCTTGCAGGGCGATCTGGGTACAGGCGCATTCACGGCAGTCCAGACCGCCGGTTTCAAAATCCATCCCGATCCCCACGTATACTTTCTGTTCTGTTTTTGGTGTCATGTCTTAGGATTGAATGAATAACATTGAGTTCTTATAGGTTTGGAGCGTATTGCATCCGTTATAATCACTGTAACGGACGATAGCCGTGAGAATGACCACCCGTCCCTTGAGCGCCTGTATCTCGGCGTGGTGTTCCATGTAGTAGTCGTTCCAGCAGACACATTCCGTAATGCGGTTGTTCTGTGAGAGCGTGAGCTTGGCGAAACGTTTCCGGCTTCCCGTTTCCCGGTCCTTATAAGTATGCTCTGCGACCTCCACGACCGTGGCGCAGACCGTTACCTTCCGTCCGTCGTTCTCATCCAGTGCCACCTCGTCCAGTGTCAGGTAAGAGGCTTTTCCCCTGATCTGCCTGCGGGCTTCCGAGTTGTCGAAGATGCGCCGGTAATCAATACTGCCGATGCCCGATACGGCAATCTGCTGTTGAGACCAGAAGAAATGCCTCTCACGCATATCCAGGGGGAAGTCTTTTTCGGAAAGAGAAAATCCCAGTTCCCTGGCGGCACGTTCGAGCAGGGCGCAGCGTTCGGTAACCGCCCCGACATTTTCCACGCGGTCAAAACATCCGGCAAGGACCATGTGCTTGACATGGCGGGCATTCACGGGCACTTTCACCGCCTCCTCCGGGTTGTCCGGGTCATCCCAATAGCTGTACTTTTTGAGCTTGTAACGGAAAATGCGGTGTATGAAGTTCTCAATGCCGGTATACGCCCCGCCCCGGTCACGTTCCGTAACGATGTGTTCCACCGTCTTGACACCCACCTGTTTGATACGGGTAAGCGACCAGAATATTTCATCGGTGGCGTAGTCGGTAAAGAACTCCGTTCCCGAGCGGTTGATGTCCGGCGGCACGATCTTGGCTGACGAGCAGCGTTCCATCTCCGCCATCAGCGGGGGGATTTCCTTGTCGTCCGCCCATTGCAATGCTACGGTATAGAATGCCGACGGGTAATTGGCCTTGAGCCATGCCCCGCAGTAGGCGGTCAGGGCATAGGCTGCGGCATGGGAGCGGTTGAACGAATATTTTCCGGCCACCTCTATCTTGTGCCAGATTTCTTCCGCTTCATAGTCCGGGCAGCCATTGCGGACAGCCCCTGCGATGAAATCGGCCTTGAGCGTGGCCATCAGATCCGCCTTCTTCTTGCCGATGGCTTTTCTCAACAGGTCGGTTTTGCCGAGGTCGAAGCCGCCGAGCGTGTGGGCTATGGACATGAACTGCTCCTGATAGCACATTATTCCGAACGTGTTCTTCGTCGCTTCGTAACAGCCGTAGTCATAGACCGGCGCCACTTCCCCCCGCCGGAAACGGATATAATCCTCCGTGGCCCCGATGTCGAGCGTGGCGGGACGGTACAGGGCGTTGATGGCGATCAGGTCCTCTATGCACTTTGGCTGTACATCCTGAATGAAGCGGGTGATGCCGGGTGAAGAGAACTGGAAAATATTCTGTGTGTTGCCTTCAGCGAGCAGCCGGTACGTCTTGTCATCCTCCAGCATTTCCTGTGTGATACGTTCTATGGACAGTTCCTGTCCGAAATGACTGTTGGCCAATGCGATGACGGCACTGAGCTTGGCGAGCTCCTTTGTCGCCAGCACATCCTCCTTCAACAGCCCGATCTCATCGACCGAGTAGCCGTCGAATTCCGACACCAATGCACCGTCCATCTTTCGGACAGGCAGGTAATCGAAACACTCGGCCGGTCTGCCGTCCCGGGCATCAGGTGTCACTATAATTGCGGAAGCATGTATGGATGCGGCCTTGGGCTGTCCGAGCAACCCGCGCACATCTTCAATGACTTCCGGATAGGTCTGGATAAACTCACGCAGTTTCCTGTTTGTCGTCGCCTGCATGAACAGCCCCGTCCAGTCCGTACCGTCATCTATCATGGCTGTGATATAGTTCACGATGGCATGCGGTATGCGGTGCACACGCGCCACATCCTTCAATGCGGCCTTGAGCTTCATGGTCGTAAAGGTTCCAGCCGAGAACACACGCTGGCGGCCATCCACATTGTAACGTTCTTCCAGATAGTCCTTGATCTCCTGCCGCCGGTCGGAAGCGTAATCGACATCGATATCGGGCAAGGACGCATGTCCGCCTTCCGTCAGCCCTCTGTCAACGAAGGAATCCATGACAGTCAAAGGGGTATCCACTTTCCTGATTTTAATGTGAGTCACTTTCATCTTATATACTTCTTATATCGAACAATGGCGCTTACCGTCTGGCGGCTGACGCCGTACTGTTTTGCCAGGGTATTCTGTGAGACTTTGCCGGAGAAATACTTCACCCGTGCCTCTTCCGCCTGTGCGTTCGTCAGTTTGGCGTTCACACTTTTCTCTCCATAATCCTGTTTGAGCCCGCCCGCAATGGCGTGTTCCATATTCCGTTGGTGCGTACACATTTCCAGATTGTCCGCGGTGTTGTTGTATCGGTCACCGTCAATATGGTTCACTTCCAACTTTGGATTCCATTCCGGAAGGAAGTGCTGTGCCACGAGACGGTGTACGGAGAATTTTGTCCCGACGCCTCCCTTATAAAGCCGCACACAGTCGTAATATGAGGTGGTCCCGCACCAATGGCTCATGATCCGTTCAGGCTGTGTCCAGGTGATACCGCCATGCGATACCTGCCGTTCCAGGCTCTTGATGCGCCCCTTGTTGCTGATTCTATACTTTCCTTTATAATTTTTGATATCCACCCAGATTTCCCGGGTGTCAGTCATTGGCTATTCTGTTATATGCTGTTTGAAAAATATCCCGGTCTATTTCCACGCCTATGAAGCGCCGTCCCATGTTCCTGCAGGCGACAGCAGTACTGCCGCTGCCCATCGCAAAATCAAGGACGAGGTCCTCCTCGCCGGTATAGGTGCGTATCAGATATTCCAGCAAGGCAACCGGTTTCTGTGTTGCGTGCAGGCAGGACCTCTGCTTGTCCGTCTTGAATCTCAATACACTGCGCGGATAGCGTTCCGTGGAGATGTAGTCCCGGTAATTGTCATGCTTCCGATATATCTCCCCGCTGTCACACTTGCGCCGGTGGTCGGCCATTACGATTTTGCACCGGTGCCCGTCCGTTTTGACGGGGTTGTATTTGGGCAGCCTGTCATAGAACACGAGAATGTCCTCGTGCGCTTTCATCGGCATACGCCCGGCATTGAGAAAACCTGTCGCCTGTGTCTTCTCCCAGATCCATTCATAACGCAGCTTTTCAAGATTGGAACAGCCCAATATGCTGGTAAAAGGATGCTGGCAGAACAGCAGTATGGGAGTTCCGGGGGCGGAAACGCCTTGTATGGCATTCCACATCCCCCGAATATCTATCACGGCATCCCAGCGGCAGTGTGTCGTACCGTATGGCGGGTCTGACAATACCATGTCGGCAACGATGCCCTGTCCTGCCAATAAGGGCAACACCTCGAGGGCGTCACCCCGGTAAAGGTCGCAGCCGTCATAGGGACGGCGGTGTTCGTAAGTCGGATTCATGGGTTTCGAGTTCCTTTAAGTTCCACAAACAATCTCGGCGGTCAAAAAGAATTTCGTCACCGCAAATCAGTTCATCGGCATATATTGTTTTTTCTTCCCCGCCGCGGAGAATCCTCAAACGGGCATCCGCACAGAGACGATAAATTTTATTTTCAGATTGTATCTCCACATATTGTTCGCCTTTGTTAAGCGTAATGTCCGGAGCCAGTACCGTTATCTCGTCTTTCCAAACCAGTCCGCAGCGCTCCGGAACAAGAAAACGTGAGAAAATCAGGTCGTATTTCAGCGGGTCGATGGAGGTTATGCCCAACAGGTAGGAGACCAACGATCCGCCGGCGGAGCCACGCCCGATACCGGTTGCAATGCCCCGGCGGTGCGCCTCACGCACCATGTCCCACTGTACAAGAAAATAATCCACGTTGTCGGTTGACTCGATGATATAGACTTCCTCGTCCAGCCGTTCCCGGTAGCGTTCCATATCCGGAACTTTTCGTTTCAACCCTTCATCAAGCAGCCGGAGAAACATCGTGCGGCGATTGCCGTACTGCTCCACTTCTTCGGGACGCATACGGTATTCGGGCATGAACATCCGTCCGGTCTCGAACACGGCTTCCGCCCGTTCTGCAATTTCCACCGTAGGGCGGCACATACGCTCGAACAGGGCATCGAAGTCCCATTTCTCGGAGAAAAGCGGACGGAGCGTGTCATACAGTTCATCCGCCGTTTTGAAATATTGTTCCCCGCTTTGTTCATGTGCGGCTCCTGCAGCAATTTTGTTCACTATAATTTTGGAAGCGGCATCATCTTTGTCCATGTAATAGCAATCCGGAAGGAGGATCGGTTCTACTGTAAACAGATCCCTCTCGGTATCATAGCAATTACAGAAATAATATTTAAGGGCTTCCAGCTGCTCCCGGTCAATACGGTCCGCCTTATATTCGTTGGCGTCTATCTGGTAATAAACCGCTTCGGCCCCTTTCCGGATCCGTTCCACTTGCTTAGGGTGTCCGGCCATCCAATAGACAGATCGGGTGGCGAAGACCGGCACACACCCTGCGGCATACATCAGCAGCTGTTCATAACGGATTGTATTGTTTTCCGAAACGACCATCACGGCGGACTGGATACGCAGCAGGTTGTGGAGCCCCTCATTGTTCAGAACATATATTTTCAGGTTTACGGCTTCTTCTTCATGAATCATTGTCAGCGAGTAGCCGAAGATGTGTTTCAGCCCGTTTGTGGCACATTCTTTTTGGAAATTGAGTGTGGCGGCCATTGTATTACGGTCACAAATGCCGACCGCCGTATGTCCTGACCATTTTGCCTTGCGGCATAAATCCTCCAGGGAACCACAGGCGTTCAGCAGTTCGTAAGAAGTATGGACACCAAGATTCACAAACGGAATGTCATGTGCCGGAGGCCCGGGACGGCCGATGTATTTCAACAGATTGAAACGGAATTCTTCCCGAAGGTCGTAATAGTACCAGTTATATCCGAACGGAAAAGCCACATGGTAGATTCCCTCCTCCATCAATACTGCCGGATTCTCCATCAGATTGAAGACAAGTTTATCGCCGTCACTGCGGAAAATGGATTCCACACCGGACAGGTCAGCCGTGAACAGCCGTCCGAACCCGGGTATGTCCACCACCTCCGCGTCAACCGGTATATAAGAAATCCGTTGTGTATCAAGCCATGCGAGCAGTTCCTGTATCATCTTTCCTGTACTTTTTTGAGTTTGTATTCAAGGACAGACAGCAGACGGTAAGCAAAGATGCCGTAAACCTCCGTTTCCGCCAGTTCATCCCAGTCTTTATCGGCATCCGCTATATCTGCGATGAATACCTCGAAGTAGGGCCTCAGCCGTTCCGCAGCCCGTTTGACCGCCTCGACGGCATCACCGTCATATCCAATAACCACGGTCCTCACGCCCTTCGATTGCAGCTTGTAAATCTGCACATCAGAAATTTTCTTTCCGAAAGTCGCTACGGCGGCAATATGCGGGTTATCGTACAGTTCAAGTTTTCGCGTCAGCGCGATGACGTCAAAAACGCCCTCTGCAACGATGACCGTATCGGTACCGTCCTTGCGTACGGCATCATAGTTATAAAGAAGTTTGGAAAAGTCGTTCTCTGTGGAATTCCGATAACGAAGTATCTTGTATTCACCTTTGTATTTCGTTTTGCGGTTGTAGGTGTCTATCGCCTCTTTTGGCCAGGTATGGCGTGAAACATATCCGACAACCATACCGCAGTCGATGACCGGGAAAATTACATAGTCGGCATACCGCGGATTGAGCCTGCCGGTTATTCCGGCAGGAAAGTATTCATAGTCATCGAAGCGGAATCCGCGCTGTTTCAGATATGGGTGGCGGAAAGTCCGTTTATAGAAGTCCGGCAGTCCGGACGGGACCAGTTCATCGTCTATATCTTCCGCCTCGTCAGGTTCCAGCAGGTGCAGGTTCAGCGGTGCCGAGATGTCTGTTGTTTCGGAAACCATCAGGTCCATGCGTCCGATAGCCGCCAATAACTGCGCAAGTGTACGGGTGGACGCCCCGCAGGAGAAACAGTGTGCCATGAACGGTCTGTGACGGACGGTTTCCTTACCGATATAGATACCGAACTTACCGCCCTGCTTGCCGCAGAACGGACAGCGCGGAACGATAAGGTTCTTGCCGCTCCCGTCCCGTTTGGCCCCCGTCTCACGGGTTATCTCCGAAACCAGATATTGATATTCCTGTACAGACAGTTCCATATGAAAGGTATAGCTGCAGTACAAGGGCTAAAGTTTAAAAACGCCTCATAAATTTCATACTGTCTTGATACGCTTTCTCAAGACGGAAATGGGTATCGCACACTACCGCAACAGGAGAGGGAGCCTCTATGCCTTAAAAGGCAGGACGAAAACCTGCCCATATGTCGTGGCGGGGGCTGGTGCGGATAACAAGGAGGTCAGTGGGAACAGACCTTCTCCCGGACAGAGGTTCATGGCAGGATACCGAGAACTTATCCGACGAAAGGGGATATAACAGAGGAAATCCCCATGTATTGCCAAGAAAAATCCGTACAAAAAGGACCTGCCGGCAGACTCCGCACGAAAGGACGGACAAAAAGCCCGGCAAGATTTCACGTCTGCCTCAAGGACATACAGACTGTACCGAAATCCGGAAAGACCTCAGGGAGATTCCATGAGTGGCTCTTTCCATGATTTTTTTAGGGAATTTATTTGACCGGTCGGAATAAAATCGCTATATTTCAATTACAAAGCGACTGTGTTTAATGAAATTTATTAACAAATAGTATATGAAGACAAACGAGGACTGGTCCGAAATCGTGGATACGCTTCGTCCGTATCTTAATGGGAATTCAGCAAGAGAAAGGCATCTGAGGGATGTAGAGAACTGTCTGCGGGTTCTCGGATGGAAAAAGACCAACGGAACGATGAGGTCACGCTCCACATCAGACGAGGAGTCCGGTAAACCGGCAATAACCTTGTTGAAACGGGAAGGGGACTCCGGATGGCAGGCGTTTCCCGTCATGACGGAATCCCCGGATGGCATGACATATGCTACGGGGCTGTATATAAGGGAAAACATCCGGCTTTATTACAGACCCGATAGCGGGACAGGCATACCGGTCTGCGTGCTGACGGCGGAATTTAGGGAGGATGACACCAACGGGCCGCTTCTCTGCGCCCTGCTGTCCTATAAGGAGTTCGATTTGCAAAGTGTGGAGAATTTCTGTCTGAGGCGCTACAACCTGATGCGTACGGGTGGCAGTTTCCGCCAGTGGGTGGAGGATTTTCTTTCCGGAAGTAGCGGAACGAAGAATATCACCGACCTGCTCAGGGCAAGATTCATGTCCGAAGGGTTCGAGGAGTCCCTTATCAGGGAGAAACTGGAGAAGCTCGGGCTTAGGGTACGCTATGAAAAAGGGCATGCCGTAATCACCCTCCGTTACCCGGAATGAAGAGGCTTCCGGCGGCAGTCCCGTACCGCTATTACCTGCCTGTTACAGAACTCTGTACAGCATGCCTGGCGGGCTGACCGGCCGGTCGGAAGAACTGGAAGCATAGCCTTCTCTATATGGGGAGATTGGCCTGCCTTTTGCAGTTCATTTTCACAGGAATAAAACTATCCGCTATTGACTTTTTACTTTGAACGCCTTTTTATTCCCTGTTCAGATTCAGCGTCCTCTGCCCGTCATAGAACACCTCGTTGTCATAGTCCGTCGCTATTTTGATGGTATCGCCCTTTTTGAAAAAGCGGCTCTTGGCCACATGCAGGCGCATCACGTTCTCCTTGCGTTCGGCCGATGACTGGTTGAGCGAAATAAGGTGCGTGCATGGGCGTGCCAGCCCCTTGGCCTCCGAACAGTTATACTCTGTCAGTACATTCCTTTCGTCATTCAACCACTCACGGTCTTCAATGGTCGATTGATATGTCACGACCATCCATACCTTTTCGTCCGCCGCCAGGTCCTTGAGGTCATTGGCCACGGCGATACGCTTTGCGCGTTCATGGTCGGCACCCCATGAACGGCGGTTGGCGTCTGTCAGCAGATCCATCGAATCGACAATGACGATGTCCGGATTGTGACCTTTGAGTTTGCGGTATTCCGAGATTCCGTTCTTGATGTCAAGCGTCGATACCTGGGCGTTGAAACGCGGATAACTGCGTACCGTGATGCTGCCGGCATACGATGCCACCAGCTTTTCCAGATGGCGCATCTCCGTATCCGAGATCTTTCCCCGTTCGTAATAATAGGCGTTCTTGGAAACCAGCCCTCCCGAATAGGCGTTCAACGCTTCCTCCTCGGACCCCTCCAGCTGGAAGTGCAGCACATGCAGCCCGTCGTCGATGTCCGCCCTGATACCTATCCATTTGGCGATATGGGATTTCCCCACACCGGTACTGGCCAGAAAGCAGGTCAGCTGCCCCCGCAGGTTGCGCCCGGCATTGAGCGCGTCCAGAAACGGGATATAGAACCGGGACACACGTGGTGATGCCGAGCGTTCCTCTTCCTCCTCACGGCGGCGGTTCCGCTGGAAGCGCTCCGTAAAGGTCTCCGCCACATCAATGAACGAGGTACTCTTCAGTGTAAAGCCCGCCAGCCACTCGGCATACCCGCGCAATGCCTTTTCCGCCTTGTCCTGCTTGTTCTCGTTATACAGTTTTCCCACTTCCGCATAGACCGACTGTAACCGGACACCCTTGATGTAAGACTCCAGCATGTCGATCATCACTTCGGAACTCTGGCCTTCGTCATACTCCCGGAAGGTATCTATCAACTCAATGGCATCGTAATCCTCATGGAAAGTCTGTGCCAGTACGGCATATGACGGCGGTGTCTTGTAGGTTCTGAAATGTGCGGCAATAGCCTCCTGCACCCGTTGGAATGAGCGGTCCGGAAGGTATTCCTTGCGCATGTGGCGGGAAAGGACAGCACACAACTGCTCCTGGCACAGCGCCGTGGCATAGAGTTCATACAGGAACTCGGCACTGAGCGGATTGACGGAACTCATGGCTTCACCTCCTCTTTCCACCATGCCTCACAACGAATCCGGTAAAGTTCCGGATAACGAGCCTCTGTTCTACGGCGGCACGGATCCGCTTTCGCACATTTGGAACATGACGGCGAGAAGGGTGTCCACATCAATGTGGAGAGCGCACAGACGAGATAGCCGGCCTCGCTGGATAGCAGACGCCGTTTGGTAATCTCCTCATATTCCGGGTAAATGAAACGTCCGAAAGGATGCCCGCGGCGGTTCTCCACTGCCTGTGTCAGACTGTCACGTGACAGTCCGAAACCTTTCAGCCACCGGTCTTCCCAATAACGGCGTTCCTTTCCGGAATGAAGATACCGGTCAGCTGCCTTCCGTCCAAACGAGTGGGAAATGTTCCACTTTCCACGATAAGAGGGGGCATATCCGGAAAGGGCATACACCTGACATATGCAGAAATCTGACAGGCGTTCCGGACTGACAGTTCCGGCTTCCCGGCACAACAGGTCGAAACATGCCGAAAGCTGTCTGTCCGCCTTTCCTCCGGACGGGAACTGGAAATCCGGCCACACTGCAGCACGGAGCAAGCGTGTAAAAAGCCTCCGGCATCCGTCAATCCACTCTTTTTTCTCCATCACGTGTCAAAAGTTTGCGCAGTTGTGTCTTGGCCAGGAAGAGACGGCTCTTGACCGTCTCCACATTTCTGGTCTGCAATGTTCCGTTGCGGTAAGTTATCTCCATGATTTCTCCGATCTTATAGCCGGCCTGCTGTAAAAGCAGGGCCTCTTTGTAAATCGGCTTGAGCCTGTCCAATGCCCAAAGGATATCATCATTGTAATACTTGTGATAATTATCCATTCCCATGCAGTTCTCCGACGGTTCGTCCTCGCCCGGCAGGGAGGAGGATATTTCCGAGATGTCGATATTGTCATCCGGGGGCATGCGGCTTTTGTTGCGGTTGTTGAGGTCCGCCACAAGCCGCTTGGTCACGGCATAGATCCATGTTTTCACCGGACGCGCCGGATCATAACTGTCCATGTACTTGAAGAAATTAACCAGCGCTTCAAGATAGTTATCCTCTATGTCCTCCTGGTTATAGGTATATTTGATACAAATGCTGTATATCAGATTCTTGTGCGGCATCACATACTTTCTGAGAAGTTCCGCCCTCCGTCTTGCGGATTCATCGTCAGAGGGTTCAACCGCAATAAACACATCTTTCTTTTCCACGTTTTCACTGACCGAAAAAAGGTTGATAATGAATCTCATGTCCTAATCTGTCAGCTTCCATTGAGCATCAATTGAAAAAAAGCGGGCGGAGAGAAGGCCGCCCGGAATCTTGGCAAGTGCCGTTCTACAACCTGTGCCTGCGGATGTAATAATGGAAGAGATGGCAGGCGTCCGCCGCATTGTCATCCACCGGAATGACGCCGTATCTTTCCTTGCATGCCGCCACCATCTGTGCCTTGGTGGCGTGCCCGTCCCCCGTCGCCCATTTCTTGAGCACCGCCGGGTTCACAAACTCCGGTTCGGGAAGTTCCAGGCTGTCACATACTTCGAGCAGGATCCCCCGGAGTTCCGAGAGCCGGCGCATGTCATAGAAATGACGGTTCACACTCACATCCTCCGCTACGACCCGCCGGATACCATGCGCACGGATAAACGAGACAAGGACGGTACGGAATGCGCCGTGCATCTTGTTGCTGTTACGCCGTCTGCTTTCGGTAAAGTTCCATGTTCCGGCCTCATGCACGGAAAAATACCCGGTATGCGTAGCTATATCCAATGCAAGCACCTCTTTCCTGTCCGGGGTACTATTCTCCAATCCTTGATTCGCCATTCTCTTTCACAATTACCAGTTTATGGGGATAACCTTCCGCAACATTACCGTGGGAGACAACCAGTACGGTACCTCCGAGCGAGTTCAATGCCTCGAACATGGAAGCCAGTCCCGCCTCGTCAACCGCCTCGAGTATCTCATCCAGAACCAGAAGGTCCAGTCCCTTGCCATCATCACAGTTACTGTTCACGAGTTTTTGCATGGCAAGGATGGTTGCGAGGTTCCCCCGTGCCGCTTCGCCTGCCGAGAACTTGCCGAACGATCCGCAGTCCATGCCGTCACGCAACAGCGAAATGGAAATCTTCTCCCGGACCTTACCGCTTTTGAGGACGGTATAACCGTCAAAACGGATGCGTATGTCACTGCCGATATTCTGCAGGAACTCGTTTGTTATACGGCTGAGTGCCTCGATTTTTGTATTGGCCAGATAGGTCTTGAACTGTATGAACCGTTCTCTTTGCATCTCCAATGTTCGGAGTTCCGCATCTACGGCGGTCTTCCGTCCCGCCGCTTCGCGGGATTTTTCCCTCACCTCCCGGAGCGTGCTCCGGAGCGTGGATATCAGATCGGACGGCACCGCCTCGTTCAATTCCCTGATAGTGCCTTGCAAAGTGTCAATGGCACAGGCTGCCGCCTGCATATCCTCCTTTTCCGTCCGTATGCTGCGGCTCAGTGAGGCATTACGCTCGTCTACAAATCCGAATGTTTCATCGAATACCTTACGGCGGATGCTCTCAATCTCATTTTGCAGCGCGGTAATCCCGGCTACAATACGCCGGTGTTTGTTTTCCGTCTCTTCCACGCTCCGGGTAGCGTTCCTGACGGCACGTTCATGTCCGGCCAGCTGCTGTTCCCATTCGGTACGTCTGGCCTCCAAGGTACGGCGGCCGTGGTTCAGGCGGCTCTGCTGCAGCTCCACAGAACCGGTCTCCTCCTGTTTGTCTTCGATACGGCCATTAATTTCCGTGAGTTGCCGCTGTCGTAGTTTCAGTTCCCTCATTCCCGCCTCAATGTCAAACTGCGGCTCCGCTATTAGGAAATTATGTCCGCAGGCAGGGCAGGTGACGGAACCGGCCAGTTTGTTTGAGAGCTCGTCAATACCGGCCGAGACTATACGCCGTTTGTGACGCAACTCTTCGATGCATCCTGCAAGATTGCGCAGGCGGATGTCTGTTTCCCTCAGTTTGTCCGCTGCCGTACCGGACTGCTCGTTGTATTCCTCACAGAAGGCGGCATACTTATTTTTGAACTGTTCCCAGTTTTCAGTCTTCTCTTCCAGTTCCCGTTCCGCCTGTTTCAAGGAGGTGTCACAATCCGACAGCCCGGAAACGGCCGTCTGCAGCTTCTCTTTTGTCCCGGTGATAATCCCGTTCCAGTCCGTCTGTCTCGCATCGGGGAAGAGGGGCATCATCTCCCGTATCTTTTCCAGACACTCGTCCAGTGCCGTATCCCCCGATTCCAGCAACTGCAGTGCCTCATCCGCCTGCTGAACCGCCACAAGCCGTGTCTCATATCCGGCCACCGTCTCGTGTCCGATGCGTATCTGTTCCCTTTTGGCCGCGATGGCCGCTTCCAAGGAGGCGATGCGCTCCGCACGGGTACGTCCCCGTTCCGCTCCGGTTTCCTCTTCCTTGCGGATTTGCTCCTGTAACATCTCGACACGCCCGTCCAGTCCCGCAAGTTCCAATGCCGCCTGTTGCTTCTTTTCTGAGAGCGGCACGATATCCTCCTCAAGTATGGCAATGGCCTCGTCCACCAGGATACCGTTGGAAAAGCGGTTGATTATCTCCTTTTTCTCCTTGTCCGATGACGAAAGAAAATCTTCATACCGATATTTGGAGAGAATGAAGTTGTTGAGCAGCTCCTCGCGCGTGATCCCCAACTTTTCAAGGATATAGCGGTTATAGGCATCGACCGAAGGCTGGACAGCCTCGTCCGTCGTCACCTGCGCACCGTTACGGAAAAGTGTGCAACTGACCGTGGATGCCCCTTTGCGTGGAATGCAGCGGTTGACAACCAGTTCCTCCGCTGAGTTGCCGTTGCTGAAATGTAATCCGATACGGCACTCCCCGGACGCATCGTTTATAATTTCTTCCGACCTTATCTTACGGAGCGGGCTGCCTGTGATACCGACAGCGATACACTCCAGCAGGGCGGATTTGCCCGCACCGTTCGACCTTTGGGACTCATTGTCCCGGTTGTCGCCGAATATCAGTGTCGTAACCCTTTGCCGTAACGTGTATGACAGCGAGCGGAAGGCACAGAGATTCTCAGCTTCTATTTTCTTTAATTTCCACATGTCCTGTTATCTATTTTGGATAAATACTCTAATCCGATTGAGACATCCTCAATCTGTTTTTCCCGGCAGAAATCCTCGTAAGTTTCCCGGATACGGCAGCTGTCATACTTTTCAAAGAGCGAAGAGGATGCGGCCTCCAACAGTTCCTCGTCATCAGCTATCAGTTCCACCTTCGCCGCCCCGGCTTCCAGCAGCGCGGCCTTGTCAACCGACTTCATCGCAGCTGCCGGCGCATGGACACGTACCTTGACCTTGTAGCGGCCGTCAGCCTCCGTCTCGCGCAACTCGTCCATAAGGTGCAGCCCGGCACGTTCCACCGGCACATCCACCACACGGTAGCGCATGTTCACCCGGTTTTTGACAAACTCGTGTGTGCCGTCGGTATAAAGCACCGTATATCCTTTTTCCTCATCCTCGCCGAAGTTGTGCTGACGGGAGGCCCCGATGTATTCGATACGGGTTTGTGGAATGACGGTCCGGTTATGGTAATGGCCGACAAAAACTTTATCAAACGGGAGAAAAATCCTGGCGGGCAATTCTTTCTCCGATGGTTGCGCCAATGCCCCGTTTATACCTTCGTGTATATAAAGAAAATGTTTCTTTTCCTCTGAAAGCGCTTTCTCTTCCAACTGTCCGAGCCTTTCGACAAACGATCCGTCCTCCGGAAAATAACTCATCAGATGAAGCGCGAACTCCCAGCCGGGACGCGACAGGGTCAGGAAGTCATCCACTACCGTCACATCCGGATGGCAGTCAAAGACATGGCAGTAACCTCTGACGGCTTCCTGGTTCACGAGGTCATGATTCCCCTCGGCGAGCGTGACATGGATGCCCGCACGTGAGGTTTCCAGCAGGGCGTCATGTACTGCCAGCAGTACGTCAAGTGTCTGTGCCGCACGTGAAAAGAACAGGTCGCCTCCGACGGCGATTTCGCTGATACCCCATTTCCTGCAGATCTCCACGGCCTCCTGCCAGTTGGCCTGAAATGCAGGGATGTTGTCTTTTGAGACATGGATATCATTCAACAACAATATGCAAGGTTTGCTCTCTTCCATGAATGTGTGTGATTAAGACGGGAGGCATGGATGCCTCCCGTCGGGTTAAAACTCAAAGACTTATAAAAGGGGTTATCTGCGACGGCGGGGACGCCCGGCACGCTCCTCCGTTTCCGCAGGCCGGTGTTCCTCCTCCCCGGGAGCGTCCTCCGGTGTGTCTGTGGGTTTCGGACCTTCCATCTCACTCTCAATCAGTTCGAGCAGTTCCCGGTTGCTTGTCGAGCGGGTGACACGGACGGACAACGCTTCCTGTTCAATGTAGCTGCGTATCATTGCACGCAGCTCCTGTCCCTCCTCGGTCTTGTCACCGAGGTCCTGCCGCCTGAGCTCGTCATAATATTCAAGAAGATCGTCCAGGGAAATTCCTGTCCCGTCCTGGACATTGTCCTTGTTGTCCTTCGTACGGCGGTCGAACGAGAAGGAGGAGGTATCTTCTTTCGGCAGTTCGTCGGACAACTGCTGTATGACCTCTTTCATCCCGTCCGTCTCCATAAGCCGCATGCCGTAAATGCCGTCGCACTGTTTAAGGAATTCAACGGTGGCACCCAGATGATAACGGGTATAGCGGTAAATGATTTCCGGAATACGGGGCGCTCCCAGCAAGGCGGCCAGCTCCTCCCTGGTCAGAGGTTCAGGGTCGGATTCATTGTCGATGGAAAACAGGTATTCGGTCTTGGCCCCGTTACGCCGTTTTTCTATTTCCACGGGATAGGCGTCGTACACCGATGAAACCGGACACGGATAAGACGGGTTCTTGGCCAGCTTCTTGCTCCAGAGTTTGAACTTCCGCTCGTCCAGATCCTTGAACTGGGCGTGCGAGAGGGTCATCATCTGTACTCCCTTGGCACGCTCGCCCAGGTCAAAGATATAGAGGCAGTGCCCGTAGTTGTACTTCAAGCCGCCACCGAACGAACCGCCGGCGATTTTTTCTGCCAGTTTCTCATCCCCGGCCTCTTTTGCGGCTTCTACGGCCAGACGCCGGTAAGTTTCGATGGGATCGACACTGTATCCGGCATCGGTGGCGCGGGTGACGGTGACATACATCTTCTGGGGCTTGTTTCCGGTTGTGGGCTTTTCCAGTTCCAGCAGCAACTGGTGAACCGGATACTCATAACCGGGCCGGGCCGGTGAACCGTCCGGATTGGGGGCGATGGGAAGGACACGCAGACGGTAGGTCCCGAATTTGTCCATGCGGAAGAATTCCGTGCGGGCGAACGCCCTGTTCTCTTCCTGGGCACGCTGCTGTGCCTCCTGATACGATTCCTGGACACCGAGGAACATCTCCTCGACAGACATGCCTTCCATGCCGTTGTTCTTTTCTTCTTCTTGCATAAACGCTTGGTTTTATGGATTAAAAATGCCCGAAGAGTGCGACACGGCAGGCCCGTATCGCAAAGAAACTGGTTACAGGACAGACGGGTTCGGTTGCACCGTCCGTATTCACTTGACAATATAGGGAGAGGATATCCCGCCGACCGTATCCTGGCCGGATACTCATTTTACAATATGGAAAGGTCTTGCAGCGACTGTGGAATACAAAGTTAGACAAATGCTCCCGAACAGCCATACATGCATATGAATGTTTGCGCCAGCCATTGTCCGTCAATGCATTACCGTTTCATTTTAAGTATGTTTTTAATCTCCCCGGGCAGTTTGTCACTGCCCGGCCCATTCCGTCTTTCAAAGAGCAGCTTCCTGCGGTTTTGACGGATATACTCTTCCGTCTTGCGACGGCGTATGCCCTCGTAATAGGTTTTACGTCCGGGCGTAAGCCGTTTGCCCCGCCGGCAGTAAACCCCGTTCCGGCGGTATTCATCCAGATAGCGGCTGAATTTCGCCTTTCTGAACGACGGGTCTTTCGACGCCTCCGCAACCAGTTCGATGACATGCCAGTCCGGTTCGAAAGGTTGTTGCCGGTCATACAGCCTGCGGAGCAGATGGTAAACCACCGGCATCTCATAACGGAGCATGAACCCTATCCGGGTCTGGTCGAAGGGGAAACGTTTAAACGTCCCCTGCGGTCTTCCGTCTTCTCGCTTTCGGGGATTCGTTCCCCGGAAAGACGGTTTCTTCTGCGGCTGCCGCCGGATCCTTTTCTGTTTCATTATACTGTCGGCTGTTGTCGGGTGAAATATTCTCTCGGGCGGGAACGGACCTGCGTTCCGCAATTCTGCGGCGACTTTCGATGTCACCGTTTACATTAATCTTCTGTTTCATGGCTATACGAAATATGTAAAGTTGAGTTCCACATTGGCATTGTACATACCGCGCTCATAAAGCTGTATCCTTCGCGAGCCGCCGTAAATGGTGAACGATACCCCACGGTTGTACTTATGGTCATCATTCCAGTCAGTGGCGGTACAGCGCACACTGTACCGGGGTGGTTGTATTTTATTGGGAATGACCGCCACGATACCCCCCCAGTTGTTTCCGTCCCTGTTGGCCGTATTGACGGCGCCCTGTATGGAAACGATGTTCCCGATTTGGCGGACGAAGAGCGACTGTGTGTTGGTACCCGATCCGCTGTTCTCCATCTGTACCCATCCTGTATCCGCAAGCAACGGCTGATACTCCTCGGCATAAGCGGCTCCGAGAGCACGGCAGGCCTGCCGTCTGGCCTCCGCCGTTGGCAGCAGAAGGTCGGACAGCTTGCTGTCCCGGCGCAGGTAATCCCTGACAATCTCATTCTTGGAGAGTACGTTCAACTTGCCCTGCAGGAACTGTTGTGCCTCCGAGGTGCTCTTTCCCTGCCGGACTAAAAAATTGATATAATCCTGGAACAGATTCTCAAGGGTGGCGAAACGGGCATCGGCACCCGCCTTTGTATAGAGGTTCAGGTTCGTGGCGACGGTCTCCTTTTCGGAAGCGCTGTAGCCTCCCAACAGCCGGTCAGCCTTCTTTTTGAGTTCCCCCACTACCTGTGAGGTCATCACATACCCCTCGACCTGCGCGTGTGAGGTGCCGTTACTGTCGGTATATGCAAAAGAACCGGTGGTAATGGCCTGTAATTTATCCCGAAGCCCGGCCGTGAAGACAATGCCTTGATAGGCAGAGTCCGTACCGAGCTTGCCGGCCATCATCGTGTCTATCTCTGTCTTGGAATAGACTTCAAGATTTTTTCGGGCCTTGTTCTTGTCAGAAAGGTCTGAAAGATTCGACAGCTTGGCAAGTTTCAAATCTCCGGTACCTTTCCTTTCGGCATCAAGGGTGTCCCTCACGGCTGCCTGCTTTTCCGCTTTCAAAGCGGCGGCCTCTTCTGCCGGAAGCCTGTTGATCTCTTCAGCCGTCAGACGTACCAGTTCTTTCAATCCTTCGGAGATCTTCAGGAAGACTTCGCCGGCTTCCGTTTTGGAATAGACGTCGAGATTCTTCCGGGCGGCGGATTTGTCCATGATATCGGACAGGTTCTCATCGGCTGAAAGCTTCATTTTCAGCGCGGTACGGACAGCCCCCGCCGTAACATAGCCGTCACCGCCTCCCGTAAGCTCCCCGGTGGTGATGGCCGCAAGTTTCTTTTTGTATTCGGTGGTGAAATCCTCGGTGGAAAGCTGCTTTCCCTTGACGGCATCCACTTTCTTCGACATCTCCCCGGCAAAGGCCGTGACGCTCACATAGGTGTCCGATACGGATTTCCCGTTGATCTTAAGCGTGCCGAGCACATCCACCGAGCCGGAAGGGGCAAGCACAATATCCCCCAATGTGTTCCGCAGGATAAAGCGGTAATCGTCCGTGGTGTCAAAACCTGCCATTGCGAGTACGGAGGCGGCACTGTCCCGCCAGGTGACCAGATTGGTGAGCCTGGCATTGTCTTTCGTATAGGCGGTATTCTGAAGGTCGATCCCACGTCCGGCATTCTGCACGACGAACAGCCCGCCCGCCCGTACGGTGGCGGTACGGCCGGTTACTTCCAGGACCGGGCTGCTTCCGGATTTCCCGTCATGTACGGCAAAGTTGCGGTATCTTGTTCCGCCTCCCTGCGCACCGTAATAATTGATACGGACACAGCCCTCATCTGTCGTATCCGAAGTGTTATAGATATCGGAACCTTTGATACGGATTGCCCCGATACGGGCGCTATCACCCAGTGAGGTACCGTAAGAGATCCCGTCTTCCGTTATACGTACCAGTTCCTTGCCCTGCTTCATGAAACTGAAGCCGCCGTCTGTGCGGATGATAATTTCATTGACCGGCAATCCGTGCAGATAAGCGCCAAGCGAGATGCCGCCGTCAGTTTTGACGACACCTTTGAGCATATAGCCGTTTTCCCCGCTGACAGAAACGGCGGTTCTGGAATTGATTTCTTTCTGTCCGGTAAGGGTGCCGGCCAGTACCAGGTCCTTCTTGACGGTCTGCCGGGTGAAAGGCGTGTCCAGCAGTACGGCATAACGCCCGAAGAATTTATCAATAAAACGGGGGGCATAACTTTCTGTAACTTCAATGCTTACAGGCAATTTACCCGTAACAGGATCGGTCGTTTCAGGTATGGCCTTCGCTCCGGCACACAGGTAGCAAGTACGTCCGCGTTTGTTGACATCATTGGCATAGACCACCGACTCATGCCTGTTAGCCTCGTAAATATAATAAGGATAGACGGCATCAGCGGCTCCCTCAAAACGGCGGACCTTACCGCCAAGCCACACATATCCCGGTGAGATACGGGGACCGTCCGGCTCGCAGCCCGAGATGATGAAATCCGAACAGCTGTCAAAAACGGCGCTCATGCTGAGGGCAAGTTCCTGCAGGTTCAGGATGTCGTCGGAATAAGTGTACCGTCCGCCGGTCTCTGCGATATATTCTTTCATTGTCCTGTATTCTTGTTAGGTGTATATTCTTCTTCGTCAATCCTGATCAGATAGGTCTTGCCGGCCGTCTTGTAAGTATTCACCACATAGGAGAGCATATAGACCAGCTCGTGCGGTGGTATGGTGACGGGCGGGACACAGACCACAAAGCTGACCTTGTTGATAAGTTTCTCCTCTATCAGCAGGTAGAACGGACGGGGCCGCTCCGCATCATTATCTGATATGATCTGTTCCCCATTGTACCAGATGGTACAGGGACGCTGGTATTCCGCACCCTCATGGTAGAGGTCCACACCGACACTCTCACTGTCCCTGATAAGGATACGGTCCTTGCCGTCCCTGATGTATTTGCCGAACTTGTAGTTCAGAAACCATTCGAAGTAGATTACCTGGGAAGTCATCCGTGCCCGGATATGCATCTCTTTCGTGAAATCACGGAACCGCTCATTGGTGCATTGCAACGGATAAAGGCAGCTCTGCACGAACAGGATGAACCTGCGTCCCGACAGGTAATGCGGAACCAGGCGGTTCACGGTACGGTCTATGGACAGCTTATATCTCATGGTTTTCTATTTTTAAAATGATGGCTTCACGGAAATTTGGCAGCCCGTCCTCCTCATCCTTCCCGGAGGACTCCTTCAGATATCCTGATGCGGTATAAGCCATACGGGCAATGCGTTGTGGCGGCTGTATATGGCCGTCGGTGTCATGGCTGGCGATGAAAACCCCTTGTTCGGGAACGGCATGTCCGTCGATATGGACATCGGTCACATGCTTTGCCCGCCGTATGGCATCCGTCAGGCGGGAAACGTAGACGGCGGCATCGAAATCGATATCCATCATGTAGGCATTCAACTGTTCTTCAATGGAGTCGTACACCTCTGATTCGGGTACGGCCCCGTCATGAAAGACCGTCAGGCGGGGAATCAGCACGTCGCCCTTGGTTGAGATGACCTCCACGCGTGTACCGGCAAATTTCAATTTGTTGATATAGGCGTTGATGGGCGCCAGTTCTTTCGGGGGTATGGCGGAAAGGCTGCCTTTTGCACCGGTAGCCACTTTCAGGATAAGTTTACTGTCCAGGTTCTGGTCATCTGTGCTCTCCATATAGGAAACTTGCGTGACGATGCGTTTGGTCTCGTCGATATTGGCATATCCGAAGGCCAGGCCGTCTTCCCGTACCGTCAGCTCATCTCCCTGCTGATACTGCAACAGGGCGTTGGCATAATAGGCGGGAGTACCGTTGATGCGTCCGTTAATGGCTTCGGAGATATCCACGGCAAAGATATCCAGCAGGGATTCGAAACTGTATATGACAGCGGCCACTACCCAAAGGATTCCGTTCATGACGGACATTTTGGAATCACTGGCGAACTCTGTCAGTTCCAGCCGCCGGTTCCGTTCCGCTACGGCCTCGTTGTATATTTCCTTTATTGTACGGCTCATTACACTGTATAGATTTTATTGTTGATGATAAATTTCCACGCTCCACCTTCGTTCCAGCTTTCCTCATGCAGAATGACCCATACCGCCTCCATGCCCGATGTGATACGGTAACGTCCGGTCGTTTCATCCCGCCCGGGTTCCTTATAAGTTCCCGTCGGGGCTGTCGGCAATGTCATGCGGCAATTACGTCTGTTTCCGTAATGCTCCACAATGCTTGTCAGGTATTTGTCTATGACGGCCGGCTTTATCCGCGCTCCGGACAGGTCGAGCTCCATCAGGTTATGGCACCCGGCAAGCGGAACGAGGTTGTCCGTCATTATCCCCGAGAGATCGATCCGGTAAGTTCCGGACAAAATCCCGAAGCTGTCCAATGCGGGCGTGCAGTCCCGAAGGGTCAGCTCCTCCACGTGCAGCGGACGGAGTAAAACAACGGACGAAGGTTGCAGCCCGCTCCAATCCATATACCGGAATTCCGCATCGGTAAACCAGCGGATCTTGCGGCTCCGGCGCACCCGCCTGTCAAAAGTATGGCGCAGCGTGCATGGCGTATGATCAAGAATGACGGTCTCCACAGCACTGTCGTCCCCCCAGTCAACTTCCAGCGTCCCCGTTCCTGACACCTTGCACTCTGCGGAGACCAATGCCGGCGGGAGCAGGAAGGCTGCCGTGAACGGACCGGTGAAATATTTGGGATAGACGTGCCGCTCCCCGTTGGAGGGGACGATGCCGTGCATTTCGTTATAGGCGACCACGTCGGCATTGATGACAAAGCCGTCGGTATATGCCAGTTCCTGTCCGGAACAGAGTTCTGTTTCCAGCGAGAGGGCAGGATTGTTGACCAGCAGGTCCACGATTCCCTCGACACTTCCATACAGGTGCAGGGCTACATCATAGATGTTCTGTCCTGCAACGACGCGGTAACTACCCATGGCTGTCCTCCTTCTCCTCGGTTTCCAGGAACAGTTCTCCTGTCACCGAATCTATATAGGCATTCCTGATGATGATTTTGTCGGAAGTAAATTCAGCCTGCAGTTTGGCGGCGAGCCCGTTGTTCTCCATATTGGAATGTAGGAAGTCAATCAGCCCCACACCGGTGGTCGGATGCTGGTACAAGTTTCCGGCGGCGGCTTTCAAAAGGAAAGTTTCGTTCTGCACCTTAGAGGCGCCAATACCAAAATCCGTCTCTTCCCCGCTGTAAATGACCAGGCAGTCCTCCTCGAGCAGCAGGTTATAGATCCCCTCATCGTTCAAGGCATAAAGCGAAGCGGGGGTGACCGTCTCCCTTGTCCCGTTTTCGTTCTCCCTCATGACGGGAAACCAATACCTGCCGTCAACTGCACCACGTACATATTCGACACCCCCCGAACCGCTTTTCATGGCGATACGCACTTGCAGCAGGCGTATGTCTGCTACATAGGGAATACGGATATGGATACCCCTTGCATCACTGTATGATGCAAGGAAATCTACCGGTACGGCTATCTCCCCGTAACGGCAGGCCGCATTGTCGGCACCCTCCACACCGTCAAACAGGTGGAAGTCGTAGAAGGTTTTTCCGGCAATCTGTCCGGAAGTCTCCACTTCTCCATATTCGGCATCCATTATGATATCTTGTCTGGGCATGTGCTGATACAAAAATCCCCGGCCATACCAAGAGTACGGCCGGGGCACTCTTTACATAAAGAGTAGCGGCAGATAGAAAAATCGGTTTATCCCTCCTTGGAGATTTCATTGTAAATCTTATGCAAAGCTCTACATAAGATTTATAATGTAGTGAATGACGTTATGTAAAGTAACAACAACTAACCGAAGGTTTACAAACTTTCATTCTCATTACTATACATAATCTCTTTACATTATTTTTAGTCTGGCGATATTGCCAGACTAATTTTTTATA